CATTACTAGAGGAAGTACATTTGATAATATAAAAAACCTTGCTGAATCAGCAGTAGAAAAATTAAAAGAAAAATATGAGGGTACTAGATTAGGTCGTCAAGAATTATATGCAGAAGTATTAGAAGATGTAGAGGGTGCTTTATGGAATAGAAACATGATTCAAAAAGCATTGGTAAAAGATGGTAAGAAACCACAACATTTTAAAAGAACAGTCATAGCTATTGATCCAGCAGTATCTTCAAATAAACAATCTAATGAAACAGGTATAATTATAGCCTCTATTGGAGAAGATAATAAATATTACATCAGAGAAGATTTATCAGGTAAATATAGTCCAGATGCTTGGGCAAATGTAGCAGTACAAAATTATTATAAGTACGAAGCAGATAAAATAATTGCAGAAGTAAATAATGGTGGAGATTTAGTTGAAAAAGTTATAAGAACAGTAGATATGAATGTTTCATACGGAAGTGTAAGAGCAACTAGAGGTAAGTATGTAAGAGCAGAACCAGTATCTGCCTTATATGAACAAGATAGGGTCAAACATGAAAAACCGTTACCTTTTTTGGAAGATCAAATGTGTAATTATAATCCTATCAATTTTACTGGCAGTCCTGACCGACTTGATGCTTTAGTATGGGCATTAACAGAATTAACACTGCGAAGCGGTAAAGCATTTTGGAGAATAAGCTAATGGCAACAATATTGGATAATATTAAAAATTTATTTGGTGGTAAGAAAGAAGAAAAACAAATTTTAAGAAAAGAAGCACCTGTTGTTTATTACAATAGTGTTAATACAAGCTACCAACAAAAAACAAGGTACGATCAATTATCAGAAGAGGGTTATTCAGAAAATGCAATTGTAAAAAAATGTATAGACTTAATTGCAAATAATGCTTCAAGAGTAAAAATAAATTTATTTAGAGGCGATCAAGAAGTAGATGAACACCCTTTGCTTGATCTTATGTATTCACCAAATCCTACACAAGGACAAGTAGAATTTTTTGCAAGTTTATATTCATATTTATTAATATCAGGTAATAGTTATATTTTAGAAAGTGGAGCAGAAAATGCACCACCAATAGAACTTTATACCTTAAGACCAGATAGAATTAGAATTAAAGGTTCACAAACAGCTATACCAAAAGCATACGATTACATGATTGGTGGACAAGTAGCTAATAGTTACGAAGTTGATCCAGCAACTGGAAACTCTAAAGTAAAACATATTAAATTATTTAATCCTTTAGATGATTACTATGGATTATCGCCAATACAATCTGCGGCAACAGATATAGACCAACACAACTTGGCAAATAAACATAATGTAAATTTATTACAAAATGGTGCAAGACCAAGTGGTGCAGTTGTATTTAAACCAAAAGATGAAACTGGAGCACAGATACAATTATCAGATACACAAAGAAACCAATTGATGACTGATCTTACACAAAGATTTAGTGGTACTGGAAATGCAGGTAAGCCAATGTTATTGGAGGGAGATTTTGATTGGAAAGAAATGGGTTTAAGTCCAAAGGATATGGACTTTATACAACTTAAAAATATGTCAGCAAAAGATATAGCTTTAATTTTTGGTGTACCAAGTCAGCTAATAGGTATTCCAGATGCACAAACTTATTCTAATTTTGCAGAAGCTAAATTAGCATTGTACAACGAAACAATTATTCCTTTACTTGATAGAATACAATCTGATCTTAATGAATGGTTAGTACCAAGATTTGGTGATGATTTAGAAATGCGTTACGATATTGATTCTATACCAGCAATGGCAGAACAAAGAACAAGAGTTTTTGAATCAGTAACTCAAGGTGTTCAAAATGGTATTTTAACTAGAAACGAAGCAAGAGAACAATTAGGTTATGAACCAATTGAGGGTGGTGATAGTTTATTAGTACCAGCTACATTGATGCCTTTAAATGTTGCAGGTGATGAATCACAACCAGAAGTAGATGAAGATATACCAGAAGAACCAAAAATAGAAGATGATTTAGAAAATGCAGATTTAAGTGAACAGAAAGAAGAAATAACAAACTTTCCAAAAAGAGGAGATAATAAAAAAATATCTTTGAGAAATAGTGAACGACCACAGTTTGATTACAACTTTGCATTTAATGTAAAAAAAGATAATCCAAAAGTATGGAGAGCAGGTGGCAATATTAGAGGTAACGAAGCATTTAATTTGTGGACAAAAGCAAGAGAGGGTAGCGAAACACCAGCAGTATTAGATTGGATAAAAGAACGAGAATCATGGGCGGCAAGACATTTTAGAGATGGACAACAATTTAGAAGTGGTAAAGAACCAAACCTTTCTAGTGTAGCTGGAGTTGTAGCACAGATGAAATGGGGTGTAATTGGTAATCTTGGTAAACAAGGAATGAAAGATGTTATTCTTGAAGTAATTAAAAAAACAGAGGGTAGAAAAAACTTTGATGATTTAATCGAGATAGAAGCAACACAAGAATTTGATGAAGAAAAACAATTATCAGCAAGAGTAAGAGATGCTTTAAAAAAGAAAGTTGATGAACATAATGAGAAGTATGGTGATAAAAGAGGTAAAAGAGTTACCTTAAGAATGTTAGGTGCTGTATTTAGAAGAGGTGTCGGAGCATATAGAAATAATCCAGCTTCAGTAAGACCAGGTGTAAGAAGTGAAGACCAATGGGCTTATGCTAGAGTTAATGCGTTTTTATTTGCTGTAAGAACTGGTCGTTTTCAAGGAGGAAAGTTTGATCTTGATTTATTACCATCAGGACACCCTTTAGCAACATGAAAAAAGTAGAAACAAAATTATATATAGAAGAAAACAAAGAAACTGATGAATGTAATGTTGTTATTAGAATTGGAACTTTACATAGCAAATCAGATGCACTTAATTTAGCCAGTTACATTTTTATTACTCATGCTTTAGATTTTGCTCCAGAAATAATACACGACCAAGAACCACATGGAACTATACACTAATGTTTTTTAGTAAAAGACAGATACAATTTTTTGGAGCCAAACAGGTAGCTGAAAGAGAATGGCATAGACAAAATAGATTAAGAGAACCATTTATTAGACAATATGAAGCTAGATTAAAAGCATATTACGATAAAATGGCAGTAGAGGTGTTTGAAGCATATAATACAGGTTCTACAACGATTTTAAACCTAAAGATAAATGATTTTAGAAAAGAATTGCAAAATATATTTAGAATACAATATACGATTATAGCCAATGCTTTTAAAAATTATGCATTAGATAGAATGCAAAATGTAAAAGACTTTGATTCTGATTTTGATAGAAAGTTAAACTTGTATATTGAAGAAAATATTGGTACATTAGTAACCGATATAAATGAGACAACTAGAAAGAGAATTGTTGATGCAATCAATACTGGTTATAACAATGGTCTTTCTGATGCTGAAACTGGTAATTTATTAAGAAATACAATTATTGGTTTTGGTGTTGCACGAGCAAACTTAATTGCTCGTACTGAAACTCATAGAACTGCTTCTTGGGCAAACGAAACAACTGCCGAGAACATGAATATTGCAGGAACACAAAAAGAGTGGATTGCAATACAAGATGCAAGAACTAGAGTAACTCATTCAATCGCAAGTGGTCAGCAAATACCTTTAGACCAAAAATTTGTTGTAGGTGGTGAAAGATTAAAATATCCAGGTGATCCAAGTGGTTCACCAGGAGAAACTATAAATTGTAGGTGTTCTGTAATTTACACTACACCTGATTTTTTATAAGGAGATAAACATGGAAATATTAATAGGATTTATTTTAGGTGTAATAGTTTGTAGAAGTAACGACAAGTATGGGTGGTTTAATAAAATAGTTAAAAAAATAAAAAGTAAAAAATAAAAATGCCACTAGTCAAACCAAGAGATAAAGAAAAAAGAGATGACTTTATTGAGAGATGTATGGGAGATGAAACATCTGTACAAGACTTTCCTAAAAGAGGTCAAAGGTTTGCTGTGTGCAATTCACTTTACAACGCAAGGAATAAAAAGGAGGAATATTCAATGTCAGATGTAGAAAAAATGGCTAGTGCAATTCGATCATTAACAGAAGTAATTGCCAAAGGTGGCCATAAACCAAAAGATAAAGAAAAAGATAAAGATAAAAGTTATCATGATGATGATGATAAAATGGGACACGAAGAAGATAAACCAAAAGGTTCTCATAAAGATAAAGATATGTTTGCAACAATAGATGAAGCTAGAGAAAGAGCAAAAGAAATAGGTTGCACAGGAACACATTCTTTAATGGATAATGGTAAAAGAGTTTTTATGCCTTGTGGTACACACGAATCATACGAAGAAGCTATGAAAGGTAAAGGTGCGCACAAGCCAGATGAAGAAAAACCTGGTAAGAAACCTGAAGATGAAATGGGTGGACATAAACCAGATGAAGAAAGAGCATACCACAAGAAACCCAAAAAGAAATCACATACAGAATGTGATGAAGATGGTGAATGTGTTTGTGATACAGAAATTAAACAATTGGTTTTTGAATCAGATGTAAAATCAGAAGATAATGGTATATTTAGAGGTTATGCTTCTATATTTGGTAACGAAGATCAAGGAAACGATATTGTACAAAAAGGTGCATTTACAAAGTCTTTAGAACAAAGACCAGCATCTAAAGTAAAAATGTTATTTCAACATAAAACAGATGAACCAATTGGTGTCTTTGAAAGTATTTATGAAGATTCAAAAGGTTTATATGTAAAAGGCAAACTAGCTTTAGGCACACAAAAAGGTAGAGATACT